CTACTGCTCGCCAACGGTAGGCACTACGGCGATCTTCCTCACATACTTAGCGGTCTGTTCCACATTCTTGTGGCCGGTTATCGCCTGGCGGTCATACATGTTGCCTTCAAGATCTGAAACACCTTTAGCCTTCAGATCATGGAAGGTAAAATCGAACTCCAGTTCAGGGAAACGCTCTTTAGCTTCCTGCTTTGCTTTCATCCATCGGCTGTTAAATCCATCTCGGGTGTATTTTGCCCCCGATGGTTGGTGGATGACATAGATGCTGCTCATACCCGGTTTTAATGGCAATGCTTTGGCCGCAGAGATAGCCGCCTCCAGGCGCTTTCCCCAAGCCTTAATCTGAGCGACTCCAGTCTTGCTTTGCTGAATGAGGATCCCTTCTTCACCAAGTTGGCTCTTCCTCATGGTCAAAATATCAGCCTGTCTAGAGCAACAAAGGAAGGCGATTTCCATAGCAATCTGAACTACCGCCGGCGCCACAGAGAAAAGGGCGTTATATTCAGTGTCCGTGACATATCTGGTTCGCGTCTTTTCCTTAAATTGCCTAACACCCTTACATGGGTTCCCCTTCACAAGCCCACGCTCATATCCCCATCTGAACACCCTGGAAGTAAAAGCCTTCTCTCTATTTGCTTGAGTACGACTCTTCAAGCCTCGTTTGTCCATGTATTTCCTAATGTGCTCAGGCTTGATTGCATCAGGGGCAAGCGCACCGAACACAGCTAAGACCTTCATAGAGTATTTTCGGTAGTCTTTCTGCGTTTCCAAAGCCAACTCCATGAAGTCGGCTGATTGGAAAAATTGTTGAACAAGATATGAAAAATCATTTTTCTTCTGCTGATCGTTGATCAGTTCCTCATATGCTGCCCATACCTGTGCCGGCGTTGAGTCGAAGCTACATAAACGAATGGTGCCGCCAAGCTTAGGCTTGAATTCATATGCGGATCTCCCCCGGCATGTGCGCGGGGGCATCCAGTTGTCAGCAGGGTTACTGCGTTTCCTTCCCATTAATCTAAAGCCCCAAAATTAGGTTGAATACCAGCGTCAACCGGAGGTTGATTTCTCAGCGATACTGGGTAATTAAAGTGTCCCCATGTAGTGCTGGGGCGTCCATCTCTGCGAGTGATAAAGAAGATGCCGGCAGTTCTGAGCGCTTCACACTGCTTTGATGCACTTTTGTAACCGGTGATCCGTTCAATATCAGTATCAGAAATGATGTCGTTCTCTTTGTTATCCTGCATAAATCCTCCACACGGTAAGCCCGCCGCATACGGGCATTAACTCAATCGTGACATGTCACACTGTTAATTTAGTTTCGTGCCATCCCAGGGTAAGCCAGCATGCTGCATCACCTACGCACGGACATTCGTTTACCGGCAGTTTATCGCCGCATTTTTTACAAGATCGCTGCTGCTGGTGGCTCAGTTTCTGCTGATATTCTGCATGGCATCGCCGGATTAGCAGGCCCACAACTTCGTTGAATTCGTAAGGCTCGCGGCCAGGACGCAGGCCGGTTAAAAGTTCCTGCGCCATCTGTTCTTCTTCTGGCTCCAACTGCAACTCACGAATAACGATCCCGCCTTTACGCTGGCGCGCTCGCTGGGCCGCTTTACGTTCTGCCGCTGTCTTAGCCATTCCCACCCTCCGGCGCTGCAGGTAATGGCATCCAGTGTGTGACGGGATGATGTAACAGGTCGATAAACTCGTGATGTTCATCCTGCCAACGTTCGTCATCCTCAAAATGATCTGCGTCGTTAAACATCCCGATACCAACCCAAACGCCGTTGCTGACCTGAACGTATTTATTTGGCTCCGGCATCCGCTCGCTGCACGCTATCCAGCCATCCGGCACTGCTGGCGCTGGCGGAGCATCGTACAGCACGCGAAACTCGTAATCGTTGTCTGCCGCGTGCTGCACGCTCATCTCTGCGTGTTGCTCTGCTGTGATGCGCTCCCAGTCGTGCCACATATTATGGCCGCTGTTCCAGTAGCGCACTTCCCATGCCACGGCGCGCGCGTTTGCAGGCGCAGGCGGGGCGGGGTATAGCGGAATCACCGCATCACCCATCGGATCAGACCAAGTAACCAAGCTTTTTTCACCCTCCTTTGCGTATGCTAAGGTTTCTTCGCTGGCGTAAAGCACCGGCTGCGCCTCCCGGTTAGCCAGGAGTTCACTGGTCAGCACCAGCAATTCATTCGGCCTCATGGTCATCTTCAATTTGGTGGCAGAAAGTTCCGTGGCGGCGTCATGAAGCCATTTCAGTCTTACGGTCGTTAGTGTCATGCATCCCCCGCGCAATTCGGTTACGTGTGGCATCGATGTTAAGTTTCAATATCCTGATTAAAACCCTGTCTCGCCGGTACTGTTTGCGCTTTGGGTTATGTTTGAAACGCTCAGCACGCGGCAGAGAAGAAGCATTCCAGTAGCGCTTTTGCAGATTGTCCCACTCCAAAAGGTCGCGGCTGATAAGTTCGCTTGCAGTGGTCATGGCTGGCTCCAGTGGTCTTCAATAGCAGCGCCAAGACGCTGCATCCAATCGGCGAGTTTCAGTGCTGCTTCACGCTCAGAACCGCAGGCGGGGAAGTCATCAAAACGCATATCGGCGGTATATCGCCTGAACATGCCTCCGCCCCGGATAACAAGATTCTGCTCGACGACCGTTCCTGCATTATATGAATGCTGCTCGGTGTGGTAGATGCTGGTCGTGGTTCGCTCTTTCCTGTCCCGCGTGAAGCTGACCAGTTCGGAATGTGTTGGCATGGCTACTCATCCCCCACAAACTTGAATCCAGCCGCGCTGATGGCCCGTTCAACTGCACGGTCGAACTTCGCCACCTGGAACACGCCATCGAACCAGAACTCGTCGTCGCTCTTGTTCGGCAACCGCACCGGCGTAGCCAACTTACGTTCAGCTATTGCGGCTCTCGCACCTAATCTTCCGAATTGCTTCGCTAACTCCTGACTTTGCTTTCTTGTGGCTTCCAGCTCTGCCAGCAGGGCGGAGACGTACTCTTGCGAGTAAAGTGGAACAACCTCCTCATCGAGTTTTTCTGTAGGGCTGGACAGGTAATAGCTAACCCCATCCTCCGATAATCTGTAGTAGCCCACCGGCTTGCTCAGTTCGCTCAGCTTATTGTCCATCACTCGCCATCCTCATCATCGCGTTTAACGATATAGAATTCTTTGCAGCCACAGCGTGGACAGGTTGAATCCTTAACAGGCACACCACCAATTGGCTTACCTTCAACCATGACGCGCTCGGAGTGCAGGTGAACTAGCTTGCATTTCCTTCTGCAGCATTCGTATGTGTCGTTTGCCATGCTCATAATGCTTTCTCCTGGGCTACATGCATTCCGAATAGATAACGCCGCAGAATTCGCGCTGACGTTCGGCACGGCGCTGGCTGCGTGATGGCTTAACGTGCTGCCATGCGTGTGGGTAGTTGGCGCTATATACCTGCCAGCGCCGGTTGCTGATGCGGAAGCAGTCTTCCGGCCCCGGAGCCGACACACAAAGCAAAGCTCTGGCCGCTCTGTTGCTCTTACGCTTACCCACGCTCCACCTCCCTAGCGCTGTCACTTGAGCGGTGATTCCATCGGTCTACAGCATCGTCATGGTCTCCGTCTGGGCCGCGGGCGCCGCACGACAAACAGAGGACTTGCCACCCGAGAATGTGGCTGCGGTGCTGCAGCTGCACGTTCCCATTTCCACTCACGCCGCAGAACGGGCACGGCTTCAGTTCATTTGCTGGCATCACGCACCTCCCACACGACGAAACTCGATAACCCACACCCAGGGATTAGCGCGCCAGCTTTCTTCGCCGTAGATGGACTGCCACAATTTCAGGAACCCAACGCGATATAGCGCTTCTGTCGGCGTGATGATGTGTTGAGATGGCGCCACGCCCTCAGCCTTGGCATCCTCTTCGCTGATATCGTTCAGCCGCTCAACGCGCACGGCGGTGATTTCCAGCGTTATTCTGCTGGCCCAGCGCGGCATGTGTATTGATGGCCTCCAGTTACCCTCAGTGCCACTGATTAAGTCGGAATGCCATGTAGCAAATTGATATTTAGATACTCGCGTGTCCTGATAGTTGAAGGCCCCGTCTTCATCCAAGAGCGATTCATTTTCCATAAGATCATAAACTTCATCATCTGCGCGATATGCCACAGCAGGGGCACCCTCAAGGTTCACATCAGACCACGTCTCACGCACCCAAATGCGATTGCCAATCATTCCAAATGGGCAAAGCCCATAGATATGTGCATCCATGACATGGGTATAAATACCGTCCTTTGTTTTGGTTCTTTTTTGCAAAGGCAGACAATTATCATGTCCTACATTAGCAATAACCCTACGTGTCTGCGTCTTCCTGCCGTCGAGAATGGCGCGTACCATTTCTGAGTTGAAAATCACTGGGCGCTCTTTCATTTGGCCTCCCCGATTGCTGGAAGAACCTCTGCGCGCAGATAAACCGCAGCTGCCCGGAAGTTTGCCTGGGTGGTAGCAGACGCTGATTGAGCGGAAAGGGCATCAAGTGCTGCTGCAGCGTTCTCCACTCCCTGCGCCTGGATAGCTGCAAGTGCTGCGGAGGTGGCTGGGGTTTCTGGTATCAACCCAAGCAGGTTGTCCAAGTCGCAGCCTGCATCCCACAATTCAGAGCATTTGTTAATCCAATCGCGCTGATTTTCATTCTCCACAGCCAGCGCATCGGCTCGTTTCTGCTGCGCATCGCGCTCAGCCTTAAGGGCGCTCACCGTCTGCTGGTGGGCATCAAACCGAACATATTCACCGTGCTCGGCTTCACGAGCGAAAGCCTCAAAGCGCACTGCGTGCATTTTGTAGTCAGGGGTAAAGCGCTTGATGGTTGTCATGCTTCTTCTCCCAGCACCCAGCGGAGTGCCTGAGCGTAATCACCGCTCGCACTCTCAAGGGCTTTCGTGATTTCTTTTCGGGACTTCATGCGGGGTTTGGCATCACCGATCACCTGGCGCTGCCGGCGTGCCTTTTCATGGCCTTTGGTGCCGGCGGTTGCCGCTTCAACCTCTTTCACTTTTTCGCGTTGTTCGTCGGGTGTGAGGTTCGCCAGCTGGCGAGCCTGGGTAACGGTAACGGCGCCTGCTTCAACCGCATCTTTAACGGCCTGAGTGGCATCGAGCAGGGCGAGTGTGGCGCGGATCGTCTGCACGCCGACGCCAAACATCAGTGACAAATCTTCTTCATCGTGGCCGCGTTCCAACGCATCGGCCATCTTCTTGGCTCGGCCCAGCGGGGTATCGGCACGCCGAATTTCGTTGGCGCTGATCATTGCTTGGGCCATGCGAACAGCAGAGCCGCGTTTTGTTACGGCAGGAACGAACAGCAGATCCTTGCCTGCAGCTGCCAATCTCTTGTTAGCTTCTACGGTGTGCCGAACACGCTGGCGGCCATCTACCACGCAAGAAAGGCCGGTTTCAGGGTCTTTCCAAACGATGATTGGCTCCAGCACGCCCTGATCCATGATGTTCAAGATCATTGACTCATCCAGCGGCAAGTGAATGCGCTCATCGTAGAGAGGGTGTGCTGTATCGGTTACGAGGTGCAGCCGTTCGGGCTCAAAATTGAGCACGTTGGTTTTTCCGCTCGCCCCGTAAGCTTCAGTAGAGTTCTTGGCCATTTAATTACCCCACACTGATTTTCGGCAAAGCGAATCCCTGCCAGAAGCTGGCAATTTTCCGCAGATAGAAAATCGGTTTTTAAGAAGGGAGGCCAGACGCCCGCATAGCGCTGGATCCCGGTTAATTACTCACACATCAGGTGGCGCACCGCGCCGGGTATTTATACTGTGTAGATATAAATTAGGGACCGACACAGTACGCCACCAGATATGTGAAAAAATAGCGGCTGACACCAACCCAGCGAACAGCCGCCAAAGGCTTTTCTAAACACACAGCATGGATACTTGCCGGATATCTGCGCTCGCTTTCGCTGCAGTGCCGCCGGCCCGGCGCATTTGGTGTGGTGGCTGGTAAACAACGCCCCGAAGTTTCCAGCCTTGAACCACAACGGAAAGAGCACTGGGAAGTGACGTTGAAGCTCGCATCGCAGCAGCGCCTGGCCGCCATCCCGGTACACTCAGCATCTGCGCATGCCATTAGTGATTACTTTTAGGCCCGGCCAGTGCTCTTACCGTTATGCGCCGGTCACCCGGCGACGTGAACAAAAATCCAAAGTAAAAACCAGAAAACAGCACAACCAACAACGCAATAAACCAAAGACCGCCAACCTCTTTTGCTCATGATTTCCTCGGTGGCGCCCCGTAGAGCGCGGTGAGTGCTAGTCGATGCCGTAGGCGTTGCGCTGGAAATCATCTGCCGCCAATCCGTCGCAGCGTTGTTCCTCCGCCGCGCCGCGTGCAAACCAATGCGCCCATTCCGTGGCAGTCCGTGGTGGCAACGGGTTGCCGTTGTAGTCGTTGTAAACTACGTCTGCTTGCTCATTGCATTGTTCCAGCGTGTCCCGCAGTTGGCGTTCAGATACGTCAGCGCCGTGCTGCTCATAAATCGTCTTCAGTTGTTGCATAGAAATCTGGGTGGCCATCGTGTAACCCTCTGGTGTAAGCCTGGTTCAGCGAATCATCCCGATCTTCGTGTGCCTCGGGCGGCTACTTCGTGGGCGTCCTGCCTGTTCGCTGCCGACGAATCAAATGTAGGATATCTGACATTCTAAGTCAACATCAAATTGTAGGGAATCTGACATTTCAGTTTGAGTGAATGTTGGGCTGGTGGAATCAAGGGGAAATCAGTAAGGATAGGGGCAGGGAGAGGGCACAAAAAACCCGGCGCTATGGCCGGGTTTTCTTGAGCTTAAGCTGGTGTTGACCAGGGAAGCTTAATTGTGTTTAGGGCTGTATGGGCCAGTGTTGACTCAACAGCTAATTTTGTTGAAATAGTGATGAAATTTTCAAAGAACCAAATGTTTTCGGTAATGTATTCCTGACCCAGTGGCTCATCTGAAAGGTAATCGAAAAATAGCACTATCGTCAGATCAACTTCAAAAACAGGCTTCTTGTTTTCTGGATCTGATTCACTGAACCCTTGAATTGTTGGTTTAACCTTGATTTGGATCCAGCAGGTCCCATCTTCCTCATCTTTTTCAGACGTGACACTATACGGCTCAAAGGAAACCCTATATTTACCCCCTTCAGCGTCTTCATGTTCTTTGAACTGCGAGGAGGCTGTTTCGAAACCTTTAAATCTAACTTTTTCAAGCATTAGTGATGCGTCCTTTTATCTTTCTCTATGACACCAGTCCACTTGAGGTCAGCTTGAGAGCTAGTAACGAAGCTATGTGAGGACGTCTTAGTTGTTTCTTTCTGCTCAAAGTGAAAGTGAAACTCTTTTTTGTTGGAGAGTTTTTCTTCAACTGCAGTTTTTACATAATCATTCAGGGTTTGACCCGCACTACATGCAGCTAAAAACGCTTTTCTGTGGAGATCTTGGCCAATACGGACATTGAAAGTACCGCTCATAGTCTTATCGGCATCCCGACCCAACTCCTCACAGGTTTGAAGATAATCGGTAACAGCCTCTTCAAAGGCAGATTGAAGTGTTGGTAGCGTATCAGCCTCATAGGTCACTACATCATTGATGCACTGGATCTTCCCGTGAAGAACTCCATCTTCAAGAGAAAACTCTACACTCCCGTAATACCCCTTGAAATTTAACATTTTACTCATAATTATCTAGCTCATCTAAAAGGGTTTTTACCTCTTTAAGTACATATCCTTTCACGATATTTCCTGGATGAGGACAATGGCAGCTAACAAGTCTACCTTGTGCATTAGTAAATTTGCGCCTTGAACCTGCGCCTGCCAGCACATTGAAGCCATAATGCCCTAGCAGAGTCACTAACTCATCCCAAGTAAAATCCTTTGGTAGTGTATTAAGCCGTTCTCGTAGCTTTTGACTTTTACTCATGCGAAGTATATTCCCTAACGGCTTAATAGCAACTGTAAGTTAGTTGCAAGTTGTTTATTTGTCGATGGCACAACAGTAGTTATTGTTAAAAGTTAAATAATACAATAACATACATAACCACCTGTTGCGGGGCTTCAGGCCCTTACCCTCAAAAAAGCCTTAGTTTGGCAAGGCGTATCCACCAATGATAAACCAAGCCAGGAGTACAACAGCGGCCACGATGATGGCGACAGGGAACAGGTATCCGATTTTCATTTTATTCTCGACTTTGGAAGTCATTAGCCATGCAACTGCCGGCATCTAGAGCTTGGAGTGATTAACCTCTTCATCCTCAACATGGCGAGAAGCCTTTAGGATGCCGGCCACATACTCCACTTTCAGCACTGCGCTTTGCGGTAATGTTATGGGTCTATGGTCTTGATTGATGCTGGTAAACTGGTAGCCACCATCGCGAGTGTAGTTGAGCACCTTGATCATGTTGTGGCCGTCTGCGGTACGAACGAAAACTTCATCGCCTGAATGTACAGAGGTGCCTGGTTCGATGAGAACGAACTCACCAGACTGGATGCGCGGCCACATGCTGTCACCTCTGACGCGCAGCCCGTAGGCATTCGGGTCATCGCTATAAATCTTCAGCCATCCACCACGGTACTCGACCATGTCGATCATGCCATCAACTCCTAAAACGGCATCACCAACAACAGGGACAAGCCCTGGTCGAACCTTGCCTACATATGTGATGTTTTCGTCAATATCGCCACCTTCAAGAAGCCAGTTTGGATTGCAGCTTAGGGCAGCGGCTAGAGACTGGAGGTTCTCACCACCAGGTTTATAGTCGCCTGACTCCCAGCCAGTGACGGTGACACGATTGACCCCTATGCGCTTGGCTAGGGTGTCCTGAGTTAGCTTTAACTCTTTGCGTCTTGATCGAATTCGGTCATTCATTTCCATGTAGGCAATCCTACCATTTAGCAATGTAGGATTCCTTGACTCTTTAATGTAAGATATCCTACTATCCAAGTGTTCCATTCCCTTACCAAAGAGTGAGCCATGAAAAAAGATGATGTTATTTCGTACTTCGATGGGGTGGGCAAAACAGCCAAGGCATTAGGGCTGTCGCATGCCTCCGTATCGGGTTGGGGGGAGATTATTCCCAAAGGTCGAGCATTCGAGATCCAGGTTATTACTGGTGGTGAACTGAAAGTTGATCTCTCTCTTTACAAAAAGTCTACCGCGCCAGCGGCTTAACCAAAACCACAGAAGCGGAGAAACCTTGTGGACAACAAAGACTTTCCTACCCAGGACGACATCAGCGAAGCGATACACAAGCTGATCACGTTGTTCCCAGGTAAGTACAGCGCGATGGCTCAGCAGCTGGACCCGGTGGCCGGTACCGAAAACGCATTGCGTAACCGTGTTCGCCAGGTGTCTGGCCAAGTCATTCCGCTGGGCATGGCAGTTGAAATGGAGTCAATTTCAGGCCGCAGCGATATCACGGAAGCTATGTGCAAACGGGCTGGTGGAGTTTTCGTGAAGCTACCGGAGATTGAGCAGGTGGACAACGAAGAGTTGCTGGTGAAGTTCAACGAACTGATGTCGGCGTTGGGACTGTTTGCCAAGGCCCATAACGAATTTACAGCTGATGGGGTATTGGACAGCGACGAGAGCAAAAAACTGAAAGCGAAGGGTTACCGGATCCAATCGCTGGTGGCTGAGATTTACGCGGTGACAGTGATGATGTTTGGAGAAGGTGACGCCCAGGATATGCGGTCCCGGGCGTCGAGTGCATCAATTAAACGTGTGGAGTAATTAACGCATGAACAGATTAGCAGATAGTCGGCTGCGTGGGCAATTTCGGTGTATGGCTTCAAGCTGTTCAAAGCCGCTCATGCCGTTGCGTTATGTGATGAGAATACCGGGCGGCTGGATGCCTGTCACCCACAGCGCTTTGCAGGAGGTTGTGGATCGATTCAAGTATTTGGCACTGCCGGCGCCGGGAGCTGCTGCATGAGCATGAACCTGATGGCTCAAGCAATGAGCATAAAGGTTGGCAATCCCCTGCGTAAGCTGGTGCTGATTAAGATGGCTGATAACGCCAATGATGAAGGCGAATGCTGGCCGTCATATCAACACATTGCTGACCATTGCGAGTGCAGCAAGAGCGCCGTGAAGGCTCATATCACTGCACTGATAAAAATGGGGCTGCTCTCGAAAGAGAACCGCCTTGGCGTCAATAACGGAAAAGGCAATACATCAAACATTTACCAACTGACACTTGGTAACCCTGTGTCACCAAAAAACACAGCCCCTGTGTCGCGTAAAAGCACAGCCCCTGTGTCACCAAAAAACACAGGTGGGTCAGGAAAAAGCACAGGTGAGGCGTCAGAAAACACAGCCCCTGTGTCATATGGTGGCACCCCCTGTGGCAGCACGTGGCACCAGAACCAGTCATTAGAACCTAAAGACCAAAACCCTTCTTGTCCGGTCGCTCCGCAACCCGACGAATCAGGCGATGAGAGGTTTTTATCTCGGCACCCAGAGGCAGTGGTATTCAGTGCCAAGAAAAAAATCTGGGGCAGTGCTGAAGACCTGAAGTGCGCGGAGTGGATCCGCTCTCGCATCGTGAAGCTGTATGAGCAAGCGGCAGAAAGCGATGGGGAGGTAGCCAGACCGAAGGAACCTAACTGGGCAGACTGGGCAAACGAAATCCGCCTGATGTGTTCTCAGGATGGCCGCACACACAAGCAAATCTGCGAGCTGTTCGCGAAGGCAAATCGGGATCCATTCTGGTGCAAGAACATCCTGAGCCCGTCAAAGCTGCGTGAGAAGTGGGACGACCTGACGCTGAAGCTTAGCGTTAACCCCGCATCACCGGCCGGTGGCCATTGGAACACTGCTGAAGCATGGGAGAATACCCTATGAATAAATTCATGAGTGCTGTCCAAAATCGCGACGGTAACGCACTGGCGCGGATGATGCCGGCGGAGCCACAGGCGCGAGTGGTCAACGGAAACGCTGAAAAATTGGTTGATCTGCTGTTCGTCAATCTCATGCAAGTCTTTCCCGCTGCTAAGCAAACAGCACTGAGCACGCCAGCTGAAGTCGCAGCCGCAAAACGTCAGTGGATCCTGGCATTCGCGGAGAATGGGATTACCACCGTTGAGCAACTGCAGGCCGGCATGCGCATGGCTCGTCAGCAAGAAAGCGACTTCTGGCCGAGCTGTGGGAAGTTTATTGGCTGGTGTAAGGCTGGCGCTGCCGAGAATGCGGGCCTGCCATCTGTTGATGACGTTGAAGCGGAGTTCAAGCGCTACAGCGCGAATCGCGGTCAGCATGCCCGGCCTGAAGATTTCAACTGGTCGGCGCCGGTTATGTACTGGATTGTGATCGACGTTCGCCATCTGATGCTTCAGCACAACTACACCGAAAGCGAGATCCGCAAATCAATTCAGCAACACCTCAACCGATGGGCTAAACGGCTGGCCAAGGGGGAACGAGTGCCAACCCCTGCGCCACAAATCGCCCACAAGCAACACATCCCGGCACCGTCAGAGCTAATCGACAAAGACGGCAAATTTCAGCGTAAAGGTGAAGAGCTGCTGGCGCGCATCCGCTCGAAGCGAGAGGGGAACCCATCATGAAGAAATTAACGATCCCGGTAGACGCATTAGAAAGCGAACGCATCAACAAGGGCATTCGTCAGTTGGTGCGCGAAGGTTTTCTGAAAGACAACCCGGATAGCCAGATTTGCCGCGTGCGGAATGCCGCCGCAGGTGCAACGTGGCGCACGTTGCGTGACCTTGAACGCCTGGTGGTTGAGATGTATGGGGTTTACGACACGCAAGCAGCCATCAGCGCTCGTCTTCGTGAGTTCAGCAAGCCATTCCACGGGCTGGTTAAGGAACGCCGGATGGAAAAAAGCAAATCAGGGAAATGGGTTTATTTCTACCGCCTGGTTGCCGTTGAGAAGGAGCCTTCAGCATGAAGTGTGTATCTGGAATTGAGGTTATGCCGCTGCTGGTTATAGCTCATCGCATGTGGCGCTGGTGGATGCTCCGAGAAGCACGCCGCACATGGCAAGAACGCGGGGATTTTCGAAAGTACGCCCAGCGTCAGGGCTGGTTAATTGAATGGCAACGCCAGCGGTTCAGCACTGATTACTGCGTAGTGCGCTATCTGGTTCGTAAAGCAGAGGGGAGTTTTGCATGAAGTCAGATTATCTTGGCGTCAGCCATACACCACCAGAGCATAAAGACCGGTGGAAAACACCGATCGAGATATTCAGCGCGCTTGATGTTGAGTTTGGGTTTTACCTGGATGCTGCAGCAGACAAAAACAACGCACTGTGCGCTCGTTACCTGACTGAGCAGGATAACGCGTTGGCAGTCGATTGGGAGAGCTACGGCGCCATCTGGTGCAATCCGCCATATAGCGCGATTAAGCCTTGGATTGAAAAAGCCTCGCAACAATGCCGTGTGCAGAATCAGCCGATCGTCATGCTGATACCTGCGGACACCTCGGTAAGCTGGTTCTCATTAGCGCTGAAGTCGGTTGATGAAGTCAGGTTGATCACCGATGGCCGCATATCGTTCATTAACGCTGGCTCAGGTAAGCAAGTGAACGGCAATAACAAGGGAAGCATGCTGTTGATCTGGCGCCCATTCATCAAACCACGTTGCCAATTCACGACTGTAAGTCGCGATGAGCTAATCAGTATTGGCGCCGAGGCATTGCGCGAGGTGGCTGCATGAAATTGACGTTGCCATTCCCACCAAGCGTCAACGGCTACTGGCGCTCGCCAAACAAGGGATCATCACGTGGGCGTACTTTGGTCAGTGAACGAGGTAGAGCTTTCCAGGCAGAGGCTATCGCGCAGGTAATCGAGCAACTGCGCCGCCGGCCGAAGCCGATCAGCGCCAATATCTCGGTTCATGTGGTGTTCTGGCCGCCGAATAAAGCGCGCCGGGATCTGGATAACTACTTCAAGGCATTATTCGATGCGATGACGCAGGCAGGCGTATGGCTGGATGACAGCCAGATTAAGCGCATCGAGGCGGAGTGGGGACCGGTCACGAAGGGGGGAAAGGTTGAGTTGAAGATCAGCGAGGTGATGCCATGCGCTGCCTGTTGAAACCTATCATCATCAGCGAGCTCGGCCAGGTGATATTGAAGCCAGGTGCTGATCTGATGTCGTTGTTCGGTGATCGGGTCATGGTGACCAGAGTTCCACCTGAGTTTCGCAAGATGCCATCTGGCGCACTGCCGACAGTAGAACAGCAATTGGCAACTGATCCACGTTTCCGATCGTTCTTCACGCATGAGCGAGTGCTGGGGGCTGCTGGTGGCCCCGCCGCTATGCGGGATTGGTTAGCCCGTGGTTTTGAATGCCAATGCGCCAGCACTGACGGGTATCACGACAAGAACGTCAGCGTGATGGAATATGGCGACCACAGTATCAGGATGTGCTGGCACCACCAGCACAAATACCGTGAGCAGACGAGCCCGATGCTGAATAAGCTGGCAGAGCAGAACGTGGCTGATTTTGTCGTTTACCGCGCCCGCGTGCACTTCATGTTTGATGAATCTCACCAGCTGACGTTGCCGGAGCTTTGCTGGTGGGCGTGGGTCAAAGAGGTTATCGATCTGATCCCTGAAGATGTGGCCGCTGCATCACTGCGTGTGGCGCCGCACAGCGTTCCTGCTGGGGTTAAGAAAGAATCAGATATCGAGCATACGCCGGCGGCACGCCAGATTGTTGCCGAGAAAGCCAAAAAAGCGGCCAAAACGTTAATTATCGATCCGGCGCCGCCCAAGGCGTTATTCAAGATTCCAAAGCGTGAGCGGTGGACAAGTGAGAAGTTCACCCGTTGGGTTAAGTCTCAGCCATGCGCATGCTGCGGCGCACCCTCGGACGACCCCCATCACATCATTGGCCACGGACAGGGTGGCATGGGAACCAAGGCGCACGATTTTTTTACCATCCCACTATGTCGAAAACATCACGATGAATTGCATCGTGACATGTCACGGTGGGAGGAAGAGCACGGCACTCAGATCGAAGTGTGGTTTAAGTTCATAGATTGGTCTCTTTCTATTGGTGCTATTTTGTAATGTAAATTATGATATAAATCATTGCAAAAAAAGAGGTGATTATGGAAAAGGGTATAATTTTGACAGATGGATATCATTCTGATCCTGATACCGGAAAATATAATATAAGAAATCCTATATCTTTAGAAGATATTAGATTTTGCACTTTATTTTGGGATAGGATAGAAAATCCAAAGTCGTTGATCGATTTGGCTCCACCTGAGGATTTTGATGTTTTGGTTCAGGAGGGAATTGCTTCAAGAACTTATGTTCAAATCAATGGAATTGGAGAGGATGGAGGTGGGGGTAATTGGATGAGAGAGCTGATATTGAAGAATCAGCTTGCAATAATGGATGCAAAAAAAAATGATATTGGAATAGATTGGAGTTTGGCTCAAACATCTGATCACCTTTCAGTACCAAACAGTAGCAATGTAAAAAGGGCTGTGTGTGAGTTTAATTTATATGAAGCCATTGCATCACCAATTGGAAATGTTTCAATTTATGATGTTCTTGAATTCAAAAACAGAAGGGTCGATGAGCTAATGGCATTAAGGAATACTCTTGATGACTCTGTTTTTAGAGCAAGCACTAACCCTGAAGATATAAATGCTTATGAAAGAGAAGTATATCGGTTGAAAGGTGTTCTTGATGATTATAATAGGGTTATGAGTGAAACAGGATTTCAGACGGCAAAAAGAACTTTAACTTCATTTCTTTGCGCCTCCCCATTGGGGGCAGTTGCAATTGCGGGAATGATTCCTGAATTAGCAGCTTTTATGAAAGTAATTAACGTTATAGGCCTTGGTGCATGTTCAGTGGCTTTAGCATATAAAGAAATAATAGTTGAGAAGAATATACCTCAGGAACATAAACAATTAGCATATCTAATACATGCCAAGCAAGAACTAGGTTAATATTGAAACTTGTTCATTAACTTAAACTTACAAATAAATGTGTGGAGTAATAGGCGAGCTGGCATGCGGGCCAGACGCCTGGAGAAAAAGCATGAGAGATATTCAGGCAGTGTTAGAGCGTTGGGGGGGTTGGGCATCTGGTGATAACAGCGGGGTGGATTACTCACCTATAGCTGCAGGTTTCAAGGGGTTATTGCCACAGACAGGGAAATCACGCCTGTCGTGTTGCGATGAGGATGGTCTGGTCATTGAAGGATGCATGGCTCAGTTGAAACGCCGGCGCCCGGATGAGTTTCAGCTCGTGGTGCTTCACTATGTCTGTAACATGCAGAAGCGCGCGATAGCCAGGGCGTTCAAGAAGGACGAGAAGATGATCAGGATAGGGTTGCAGATGGGGGAAAATTTCATCGAAGGATGCTTGTCTATGTTGGATGTCCGCCTGGAAATGGACCCGGAAACAGAACGTGAAAATATTTATGATAAAACGCTAACGCGGTCCGCAAATTGTGTTTTAGTCTGATAAGAGTGGTTACGCAGTGACGTAGCTTATCAACTTTCAAGACCTCGCTTCGGCGGGGTTTTCTTGTTTTCAGCCCCAGCCAACATCCGACACACACCTGGCACACCCCGTATCGCCAAATCGTTTACGGCTGGGGGCTGAACCCTATTAGCCGTGGCATAGACTGCGGCTTTTTTATGCCCTCGGTATGGAGAGGACAATTACAGCAATGAGGAGTAACGATGTCCGATCCATTAACTGCGACTGGCACCACTGCGCTGGTGTCGGCCACGATTGCGGCTCCTGCAGTTGGCATTGATTACGGGGTTATCTTTGGCGCGTTCATCGGTGCGATGTTCTACGTCACCCAGGCCAAAGACATTCCGCGAATCAGACAGGCTTTCTCGTTCGTTGTCTCATTTGGTACTGGCGTACTCGGTGCGGGTGTTGCCGGCGCCAAGCTTTCAGCATGGCTGAAATACAACGACACCCCGCTAGAGCCGTTAGGTGCGCTGATCATCTCTGCCGTCGCGGTCAAGCTGCTTACCTTCGTCAGTGAGAAGATGGAGGATCCGACATCGCTGTTTTCCAGATTCCGGGGAGGCGCGAATGGCAAGTAACGATATCTCTGTGATGTGGGTAAACCTCATTCACACAGTAACGACTAGTGATCCACTTGTTGTGCTGAATGTTTTGCTGTGCTCGGCGATTGTCTGCCGCCTGGCATGCTTCAGAAAAACAGGTTACCGGCACCGGGCATGGATAGCCTGGCTGGCATGGTTGGTTATCTGCGCCTATTCATGGATCCCGTTTCGCTTCATTGCTCAGCAGTACCAGGAAACACACTGGGGCGTAATCGCGGCGAATCTCATCATCTGCATCGCGCTGTACCGGGTTAAGGGGAACATCGCGAAACTGCTACACCCCCTGAGGCCACAATGACACAAAACGAATTTCAACGGGCGGCTGGTATTAGCGCCGGGTTAGCCGCGCGCTGGTATCCGCATCTGATCGCCACCTTTGCTGAGTTCTCAATCGAGAAGCCAGCGGCGAAGGCAATGTTTATTGCTCAAGTTGGGCATGAATCAGCGGGCTTTACCCGAACAGTAGAGAGCCTGAACTATACGCCACAGGGATTGCTTTCAACCTTTGGGAAGCGCATCACTCCCTATCAGGCTGACATGCTTGGACGTACAACGGCACACCTGGCAAACCAGCCGGCGATTGCAAACCTGGTATACGCCGATCGCCTGGGCAATAAATCACGTGGTGATGGCTGGAAATATCGTGGGCGTGGGCTGATTCAGGTTACCGGCCAGGACAACTACCGATCTTGCGGTATTGCGTTGAAACTCGACCTGGTTGGCAATCCTCAATTGCTGGAGAGCGACGGTAACGCGATGCGTTCTGCGGGCTGGTTCTGGAAGTCTCGCGATTGTGGCCGCAATGCCAACGATATCGAATGGGTAACCCAACGTATCAATGGTGGCATCAACGGATTATCTGATCGCCAAGCGCGGTATGACATGGCGCGTAAGGTGCTGCTATGAATTGGTTCCCATTGCCAAATTGGAAAGCAATGCTGGTGGCAGTAGCTCTCGGATTGGTCGCCTGGCTGGCCGTCAGCAACTGGGGTTACCGCCAAGAGCTGCAGTTGACCAGCCAGAGGCTTTCAACGGAGCAGTTGAAAAACAGCAAGCAGGCGGGGTTGATAGCTACGCTGCAGGCTCAGGATGCTCAGAACCGCGCACTGGTGGCTGCACAACAGCAGCATGAGCAGCAGCTACGCCATCAGTACGACATCTTGCAGAGGAAATTCCGTGAAGCGATTAAAGATAATCCCTGCGCTGCTGAGCGTATGCCTGATGCTGTCGTTGAGCTCCTGCAGCAAAACTCCACCGCCGGCGCCAGAGCAGGTAATAATCCTGCCCCCTGAAACAGTATTCACGCCATGCGAGCAACCCGGCTTGCAGGGAAATACTTGGGGAGACGCGGTGAGCTTCACGCTGGCGCTGCAAACAGCGTTATCAATCTGCGCCGGCCGGGTGGCCACGCTGAATCAATGGCGCGCATCGGTAGGGATATCACCATGATTCAACGCTGCACATTCTGTGGCTCACAGCTGCACACGCGAGCGAACTGCCCGCATACCTACAGCGGCTCAGCTCGGCGTGCAAACCTTCGCTGTGGCTACTGTGGTGGTGATGGGCACACGTCTAATGCTTGCCCGCATAATGCCAGCAGTTCACGCCGGCGGCAGCTCAATGACGATTTCTATCTCGATTAACGGCGCAAACGCCAGAATCACAAAACGGAGTAACACGATGAGCAAGATTGTACTGACCCTGGAACAGATTAAAGAGCTGGCGCGTTTCGCAGAAGAGGAAGGCCAGCCGTCCTACACCATTACCACCGGCACTATCCCAGCGTTTGAGGCTGAGGATGGCGAGGTTCCCGAATACAACGGCCTGATCGCCTACTCGGAGTCGGAAGAGCACAGCGTTCTGCAATTGGCCTGACGGCATTACAGGTGGCATTCACTGAGTGCCATCGATAATGCTGATGATATAATCCTCCCCAACAGGAGGATCCTATGTCATACAATCTCGGCAATCTGCCAAAAGAAGAAATGGACAAGGTGAACGTAGATCTTGCTGCGTCGGGTGTGGCGTACAAAGAGCGCATGAACATGCCGATCGTCCCGGCTCAGGTTGAGGCAGAGCAGCCAGAACACTTACGCGAACTCTTCCGCGAGCGCCTGCAGCATTACCGCAGCCAGAGCCACAAATTCCCAGGGCCAAACGACCCGCGATACCAGCAGATGGCTGAGGCCAACGGCAAGAAATGACTGAACCCGCTCCGGCGGGTTTTTTATTGGGGGTGAGGATGGCTGGTTTAAAAGAGCTGTCGGCTCAACTCCAGAGCGTACGTAAGCAAATCCCGTTTGCTACGGCGCAGGCACTGACAAGCGTCGCCCGAAAGATAGAGGCAGCGGAGAAAACCGCGTTTAAGCGGCATCTGGAAAACCCCACACCGTTTACGGTCAACTCGGTTAAATCGTTCGGCGCCCGGAAAAGCAACCTGAAGGCCAAGGTGTTCGTTATGGACACTGCCGCGAGCTATCTGGAGCCATTCGAATTCGGTGGCCAGCATAAGCTGAACAGCCAGGCGCTGCTGAACCCCAAAAACATCAAGCTGAACAAATACGGCAACCTGACGCGCAACAAGATGGCGCAGCTGAAGGCTAAGAATGACGTGTTCATTGGTGAAATCGACGGCACCAACGGCGTCTGGCAGCGGCGTAAAGCCAAGAAAGGGAAGAAGGGCAAGAAGCGGCGCAAACGCTCTGCGAACGGCACACGTCAACCACGCATGAAGATGCCGGCGCCGAAGTTGCTGATCCAGTTCGGTGATGCTCTGCCAGTGAAACCGACGCTGGGCTATTTCGACCGTGCGCAGGCTATGGCCAATGCCTTGATGCCGACAGAGCTGAGCAGGGCTATGGCCGAGGCAATGAAAACGGCAAAGTAGTTATCACAGTGAGAGGCAAGCATGAAAGTTATTGGTACCGAGTATAAGAAGCGGCTCAAATTGCTGTCGTTGCAAGCAGCGGCATCGCTTAAGTACGCAGAAGCCTTCGAAGCTGTCTGCGATTACAGTAAGTCAGAAGAGGTTGCCGAAAAGGATTTGTTGTCACTCCTCTCGTTTCATGCTGAGAAAATGGGCTATGTGCTGGTTGAAAAGGTTGTAAGCGATGAAGAGGCAACACTCGTAGGTTTGGATGGCAAGCATGGATATGTGAGCAGGCATCCTATCCCTAACGCTGACCCAACGACCGAACATTGCCCATGCCATGATGCGCAGCTTGGTGACGTAGCCAAACGCGTGCTGGAACGATTTCAAACAAAATGATCGGCGAGCAACCTCGGGGGGAGGCTCCAGAAAAAAATGGGTCCTTCCTGGCACTTTTTTATGTCACGGGCATTGCGCGCCGCGTTCTGCTTCTAGCTATCAACTTTTGAAATTTGGGTAACAGGTAACACCTGAGGTAACAGATGAACCAGTCAGATTTTGCCAAACTTCACGGCGTCAGCCGAAAGACGGTAACGACCTGGAAGGCCCGCGGCTGGCTGGTTCTGGCCGGAGACGACATTGACGTTGAAGCGTCGAATGCGAACATCGAGCGCTTCCGAAAAACTGTTACCCGATCAGAGAAAAAACCGGCAGGTAACAAGCAGGGTAACAAAACAGGTAACAGATCCTCGGGTAACAAGTCAGGTAACAAAAACGATAAGGATCTGGCCGAGTCTCCGACGAAAACCGTTGAGCGGATGATCGCCGAGCACGGCGTGACGATGACGCTTGATGAAGCGCGCCAGATGAAAGAAAACTTCCTCGCGTTGCTTACCCAGCTCGAGTACGACATTAAATCCGGGCAGGTGCTGCCGTACAAAGACATGATCGAGGCCGTAGGAAATGAATACGCCCGCATGCGCACCCGTCTCATTGCTATTGCTCCTGAACATGGCCCCCGGTTACGGGTGCTGGCTTCTACCACCAACGACGCGGAGTTTGTCCAGGCACTGCAGGAGGTGGTTTACGAGGCGATGGAGGAATTAAGCCTTGATGCAGATAACAACCGAGGAGAGAACTAACGCTGCAGCCTGGCAGAATTTCACCGGGGAGCTGCGCCAGCGTCGCTCCGATGTTCGCCCACCCGAACCGCTGTCACTGAGCGAATGGGCTAATAAATACGCGGTGCTCTCGAAAGAAACCAGTGCGCAAACGGGCCGATTCCGGTCTTTCGCGTATCAGGATGGCATGATGGACGCCATTACTGATCCGGCGGTGACACAGGTATCGGTGATGAAGTCGGCGCGCGTTGGCTACACCAAGATCCTTGATCACGTTGTCGGCTATTACCTGGCGCATGACCCGTCGCCGATCCTCATCGTTCAGCCGCGTGTTGAAGATGCCGAAGATTACAGTAAAACCGAGATCGCGCCGATGTTGCGTGATACCCCGGTGCTGGCGGAAATCTGTGGTGATCCCAAGGCCAAGGACAGTAATCAGACCATCCTCAAAAAGACCTTTGCCAACGGCGCAAATTTGACGCTGGTGGGGGCAAACAGCCCAGGCGGTTTCCGCCGTATAACCTGCCGGATCATCCTGTTTGACGAGGTTGACGGTTATCCGTCCGGCGGCGCCGGGGTGGAAGGTGATCAGATTGCACTCGGCATTAAGCGTTCCGAAACATTCTGGAATCGCAAGATTGCTCTGGGTTCGACACCAACGGTGAAGGGCACCAGCCGTATTGAAAAGGCGTATGAGGAAAGCGATCAGCGCCGCTATTACGTCCCGTGCCCGCACTGCGGTGAATTTCAGGTACTGGAGTGGGGCGGCCCTGAGACGCCATATGGCATCAAGTGGGACAAGGATGAAAATGGAGAAGGCATCCCAGAATCGGCATATTACGTCTGCCGGCATAATGGTTGCGTGATCCACCATAACGAAAAGTCGGGCATGGTGAAGCGCGGCGAATGGCGCGCAACCAAACCATTTAAAGGGCATGCGGGTTTCCACATTTGGGCGGGTTACAGCCTGTTCCCGAACGCGGCCTGGAAGTATCTGGTAGCTGAGTGGCTACGGGTGAAAAACGATCCGCTCATGCGTCAGACCTTTATCAACCTGGTGCTTGGCGAGCCGTATGAAGACCGCGGCGAAAAAGCGTTGAGCGAAAAACGCTTGCTGGAGCGCTGTGAAGTCTATGCAGCGGAGGTGCCTGACGGCGTGGCGGTATTAACGGCCGGCATCGATACCCAGGATGGTCGCTTTGAAATTGAGGTGACAGGTTGGGGACGGAATGAGGAGAGCTGGTCGATTGCCTTCGACGTGATTGAGGGCGATCTGGAAACCAACGAACCGTGGCAACGCCTCGATGCGTATCTCAAGCAGGTCTGGCGCCGGGCTGACGGACGTGGATTCACGATCATGGCGGCCTGCATGGACTCCGGTGGCCACCACACCCAGAAAGTTTACGAGTTTGCCAAAGAGCGCCTTGGCCGACGAATTTGGGCGATCAAGGGCGAATCGGCGCGCGGTGGTAAACGTTCGCCAGTTTGGCCGACGAAAAAGCCAACGTCCAAGTCAAAGGCCAGTTTCAAACCAATCATCATTGGGGTGAATGCGGCCAAGGATACCATCCGCGGGCGACTGCATATCGATCCGCCTGCACCGGGTGAGCCTGCAGCCAGTTACATGCATTTTCCGGCAGACCGTGACCTGAACTATTTCAGCCAGTTGCTGGCAGAACGTTCGGTGTTGAAGGTGTCTGGCGGCCAGCGTTACCGAGTTTGGGAGCAGCTTCCAGGCAGGGCAAACGAAGCGCTGGACTGCAGGGTGTACAGCTATGCAGCCTTGTGCGGCCTGTTTTATCTCGGTTTAAAGCTGAATCTGCTGGCGGACAACATCGCGATCAATCCCGATCGCCTGTTGCCGGTGCCGCAGCAGCCGGAGGAAAAACAAAACCTTCGACTGCCTGGCGTCATTATTGAAGAGCCGGAAAAACCGAAGCGCAAGCGCCTGTCACAACTTTTGCCATCATAAGGATCCCTATGTTTAACCGTAACACCAGCCTGTTGGCCGGTGCGATGACGCCTGCGCAATTGCAGGACGCATTGGCAAAGGCGCAACAGGCCTATATTGACCTCGCAGCCGGCGCGCGCGGTGTGTCGTTCTCGTACACGCAAGGTGATGGCACGCGCTCTGTCTCATATCAACAAGCCTCAATGGCGGACCTGATGGCACTGATCCAGTTGCTGCAGGCGCAGTTGGGTATTGTTCCCCGCCCACGTCGGCCAATGAGGTTTAGATTCTGATGAATGACATCAAAATTTTAGGCCCGAATGGGCAGCCGCTACCGCCGATGCGGCCAAAGGCATCCATGCTGGTGGGCGGCAGCCGTGTGCCTTACGATGCGGCGGATTCGTTTAGCGACCAATTGGCCAACTGGCAGCCTACGTTATGGTCACCCGACAATGAGATCAATATCTACCGTGATCGCATTGTTTCCCGTGTGCGAGATCTTGCGCGCAATGATGGTTGGGCCAGCGGCAGCATTACCCGCGTGCTGGATAACGCTGTCGGCGCTAACTTTCGTCCCATCCTCAAGCCTGACTATCGCATGTTGGCATTGATGACCGGCAATACAGCCTTCGACGCCACCTGGGCAGATGAATATGGCAAGGTGGTTGAGGCTCATTGGCGGTCATGGGCTAATGATCCGGGACGTTATTGCGATGTTGAGCGCAAACAGACGGGGTCTCAAATGCTGCGCCTGGGTTTTCGGCACAAGCTGCTTGATGGTGATGCGTTGGCGGTGCTGCAATACCGGCCAGACAGACTGGGGCGTGGGCGCGGCCGCTATGCCACAACGGTGCAAATCGTCGATCCGGATCGGTTGAGTAACCCGCAGCAAAACTTCGATATGCCGAATGTTCGCGGTGGTGTTGAAATTGACGGTGATGGTGCACCAATCGCGTATCACATCCGCGAGGCACATATCGGCGATTGGTGGAGTGGTGCCAAGACGATGACATGGCGGCGCATCCCGCGGGAAACAAGTTGGGGACGTCCGCATGTGGTCCATGATTATGACCATGAGCGGGGCGCACAACACCGGGGGAATGGGATTTTAACGCCGGTTGTTCAGCGGCTGAAAATGCTCATCAAGTATGACCAGTCGGAGCTTGAAGCAGCGATCCTGAACGCCGTATTTGGAGCCTACATTACCTCTCCCTATGATCCGCAGATGGTTGAGGCGGCGATGGGGGAAACCTTTGACGATACTCAGATCGGTGCCTATCAAGAAGGGCGCGTTGATTTTCACAATGATCGCCGCATATCGCTGCAAAATGGCGCAAGAATGCCGATATTGTACCCCGGTGAGGATGTAAAGGCAGTTAATGCTGCCCGTCCTCACAGCAATTTTGAGGTGTTTGAAAGTGCAGCGCTGCGCAATATCGCCGCGGCAACAGGCCTGTCAACACAACAGGTCACGCAGGACTGGTCTGATGTTAACTACAGCTCGGCACGCTCTGCGATGCTGGAAGCGTGGAAGACACTGACCCGCCGACGCGATGATTTTTCTGTGGGGTTCGCCCAGCCGATCCTGTCCGCTTTTATTGAAGAAATCCACGATACGGAAGACTTGCCGCTGCCCAGTGGTGCGCCGCACTTTCTGGACGCCAGGGCGGCGTATTGCCGTGCTCGCTGGATGGGGCCAGGTCGTGGCTGGGTGGACCCGGTGGCGGAGAAGAAAGGTGCCATTCTGGGTATGGATGCCGGACTTTCAACGCTGGAAATGGAATCGGCGGAAAACGCCGGCGAGGACTGGGAAGAAATGCTGGACCAGCGTGCGCGTGAGATTGCCGCCTTCAAAGAGCGGGGGCTCCCGGTTCCGAGCTGGGCACAGGCTGAAATCCTGGCACCTGAAACAATTAAAGATCCGGAGGCAGAGTGAATTTACCGCACCTGGCGCAGCGACTGTTTAACACACCGCTGGCGCTGCACCCGCAAAAGGCCGAAGTGGTCATGGCCGCGATGATGGACCGGTTCGGGATAACCCGCATCAACACGCTGGCATCTGACTGGCTGGGGGATGATGAAAGTTTTACCCGAAAGGCACGTAAACAGGACGCCGGCTATGACGTGGTTGGCGGTATCGCGGTGATCCCCGTGCAGGGGACGTTGGTTCAGAAGTTGGGCAGTCTGCGACCCTACAGCGGTATGACGGGCTACGACGGGATCAGGCAGTCGTTCCTGACCGCGATCAGTGACCCCGAAGTAAGCGGCATCTGCCTCGATATCGATTCTCCCGGCGGTGAGGTAGCCGGCTGTTTCGATCTGGTGGATGAAATTTATCACGCCCGCGGTTCAAAACCGATCCACGCCATCCTTACCGAAAATGCGTATTCCGCCGCGTATGCCATCGCCAGCGCGGCAGATCGTATTCATGTACCGCGCACCGGTGGTGTCGGTTCGGTCGGGGTGATCGTCATTCATTGTGACTGGTCACAGCGAATTAAAGAAGACGGCCTGGCGGTCACCATCATCACCTACGGTGACCGCAAAGCCGAGAGCAACCCCTACGTCAAATTGAGCGATCAGGCCCGTGCCGCGATTCAGGATGATGTAGATGCGATGGGTAGGCTTTTTGTCAGTACGGTAGCCCGTAACCGGGGGATCACTGAAAAAACTATCCGTAACACCCAGGCTGCCTGTTTCCTGGCGGCTGATGGCGTCAAGTTGGGGCTTGCCGATGCGGTGATGACCCCTGATGCCGCATTCCGAAAATTAATCAATGAAGCAGGAGCTTAACGTATGTCTTATTTAAAGTTTGCCCATCTTCTCGGCCTCAAGAAAAAAGCGTCTGAGGAAGAGGACGACGACAAAGAAAAAAGCAAAAAAGCGAAATCCCGTCGCGCGGAAGAGGAGCGCGATGACGAGGAGGACGCTGAAGACGATGACGATCGCGAAGACATGGAAGACGACGACGATCGTGAACCTGACGCCGAGGACGATGATGACGACAAGGAAAAAGGCAAAAAGGCGAAATCCCGCCGTGCTGAAGAAGACGACGAAGACGCGGAAGAGGATGAAAACCGCGATGTGAAAAAAGGTCGCCGGGCAGAGCGGAAACGTTGCGCTGCCATTTTTGGCAGTAAGCATGCCGCCGGCCGCCCGGACATGGCCGCTCACCTGGCTTTCAATACCCGGATGAGTGCGCGTGAAGCCATCGACACGCTGGCGACGGTGGGCACCGTAGCCCCGCAGCCACAAGGTAGAAAGTCGCTGGATGCCCGGATGCGTGAATCTGAGCAGGCACGATTGGGGCCCGACGGCGATAAGCCTGCAACGGGTAAAAATGCGCTGGTAAGCAAAATGACCAGCCTCTATGACACTGCACGAGGTAATAAGTAATGGACCAGTTTGGACAAAATCAATTCGCGCCGGGCATGAAAAGTTCGCTGTTCGTACCTGATCAGCTGGTTTCCGGCCCGTTACAACTGGTCACTGACTCTGTCACGATCGGTGTTTCAGGGGCGCTTAAACGTGGGACGGTACTCGGCATGGTCACCGCGACCGGCGCTTATATCCCGAGCAAAAAAGACGCCACCGATGGCAGTGAAAAGCCGTCGGCCATTTTGGTCGATAACGTGGACACGACCACTACAGCACAAACTGGCGGTGTCTATCTGATGGGTGAGTTTAACCAGCATCGTCTAATTTTCGATGCAAGCTGGACTGTTGCTGAACTGAAAGCGCAATTCCGCCCGCTGGCCATCTTCCTGCGCGATAGCATCCAGTCGCCGGTATCCTGATCTAATCCCTTTGAAACGTAACTGATGCCAGTTCTTTGGCAGGGTTGCACTCGTCCTGAATTCTGGCCGGCTACGGTGCCGGCATCATAAAGAGACTGAATATGGAAAACATTTTTGATACCAGCGTGCTGGTCCAGGTCGTCCCTAACCTGAAAACCAGCCAAAACTGGCTTCTGGATCGCTTCTTCCCGAACGTGGTGACTTACGAGACGGAAGAGGTTGCCATCGATGTGGATGTGGGGCTGCGTCGTATGGCGCCATTCGTATCGCCGCTGGTGGAAGGTAAACTGGTCGAGGGTCGCAAATACCAGACCAATACCTTTAAGCCGGCATACATCAAAGACAAGCGCGCGCCGGATCTGCGCAAACCGATCCGCCGACAGATCGGCGAACGCATCGGCGGCGAATTTACCGCGGCAGAGCGCGAAATGCTGAACCTGCAGTTCGAGATGGCAGATCAGATCGACATGATTAATCGCCGTCTTGAATGGATGGCCAGCAGCGCCATGGTGTCAGGGAAAGTCACCGTGAACGGTGAAGGTTATGAAACCAAGGTGGTGGATTTTGGCCGTTCGCCGGATCTGACCATCACCCTCAGTGGAAGCGATAAATGGCCACTGACGGTGGCGGCAGGCGCCACTAACACGCAGCCATCGGATGATATTGAAGAGTGGCAGACCCTGATCCTCAAAAATTCCGGTGCGGTACCGACGGACATTATTTTCACGAACAAGGCGTGGAAAGCGTTCCGACTGGATACCACGATCAAGGACAACGCCATCACCTTCCCGGCGTTGAGCCCGTTCGGTAACCAGATTAATGCCGGTGCACAGGTGCAGAAAGGAGCCGTTTATAAAGGCCGCTGGGGCAACTTCGACCTGTGGCTGTATAACGACTGGTTCATTGACCCGCTGGACAATGTAGAAAAACCGATGATCCCTGATGGTGCCGTCATTATGTCTGGTGCTGATCTGATGGGGACTCGTGCGTTTGGCGTGATCCTCGATCCTGCTTTCAACTATGGCCCTCTGGCCTATGCCCCTAAGACCTGGGTGAAAGAAGATCCGGCGCAACGCCTGCTGATGATGCAGTCAGCTCCGTTGGTTATCCCAAGCCGGGTAAATGCTGCACTCTGCGCGACGGTGGTGTGATATGGCATCGAAAAAACAGCAAGGTAACGAACTGGGCGGCTTGCCGCCCGAGTTAATGGTGGGTGAACATGAAAACGGCGAAGAGTTGAAAGTTGACGGCCAAGAGCCCGACAATTCTGCCGACACCGACACCGACACCGACACCGACACCGACACCGACACCGACACCGACACCGACACCGACACCGACACCGACACCGACATCGACGATGATGACGATTCGGATGACGATCAGGACGGTGAACAGTTGCCGGCTGGCATGGTTTCAGTGGTTGTCACCAAAGGTAACACGGTGCGGCACGATGGCTGCGACTATCCAGAAAACCGGGCGTTCATGTTGCCGGTAGCGGATGCGCAGCGCCTGATTGGTCTGGGCGTGGTTGCTGATGTTGAGCAGCTCCGCAAGTTAGCGTTGCTTCGCAGCGCGCCGGCCGTATCTGTGCAATCGGGGGAGTAATGGGAATCAACTGGGATCAGCATTTGCTTGCGCCATTGCACGGCGTTTTTGGTGACCCGGTTGAGTATCGGCCTGGCGGCGGCGCGGAGCCTTACACCATTAGCGGCATATTCGATCGGGCCTATACGCAAGAGGTTGAGCCGCTGGACGATGGCAGCACTATTAACACCACCAATCCTGTGCTGGGTGTACGTGATAGTCAGTTCCGGGCGCGGCCTAAACAGGGGGACCGGGTATTGGTCGGCATCGTTGGTGGGGTGCCGGTCAATACGCTCTTTGCCGTTGCGGATGTTCAACCTGATAGCCACGGGGGGACGAAGCTTATTCTGAACAAGGTGAAATCATGAACCCGAGAGGAGTCCGGTTGCTGGTCATTGAGGCGTTGAAGAATAAGACCGATGCCGCCGATCGGGTTTATTCACCTCGGGACTGGCCAACCACTGCAGATATGTATCCTGTTCTCCTGGTGCAGACACCGATCGACGTGAAGAATTCGCTGGGGCGGAATGTGCCCCAGTTCAACACGGTGACCACGGTCCGTATCACCGGCCGTCTGCAGGAACTGGACGATGAAGCGGAGGATAACGGGGCAGAAAAAGCTGAAGAAGCGCTGGAGCAGCTACGCGAGCAGGTAGAGCGTGCGGTCATCAATAGTTATGAACTGACGCGAAAAACTCAGCAGTTTCTGCAGGTGCGTTCGACCATTGATGTGGACGCCAGCGGCGAAGGGCATACCGCCCAGTTACTGATGGAACTGGATATCGAATACTATCAGGGCCCCGAAGAGTTTTATGAAATTGACGCGTCTCCGCTTGAGGGAATAGACGTCACGATCTCCATGCCTGATGGCACCCCTGAACCACTCGTAAAAATCGATCTGGAGTAACCCTATGTTTGTGAAACCCGTACCGGGGCGCATTGTGCGCGATCCGGTCAAGGGCACCTTTTTGCCGGAATCCGGTGAACAGGTTCCCGATAATATTTTTTGGGGGCGCCGCCTGAAGGATGGCGATGTACAAAAATTCGACCCTAACGCATCAGCTAATCCGGTGGCGGGGAAGAAAAGCCAGGAGAGTGATCAATGACCGTTCCATTTACTCGCATCCCGTCAAACCAGCGCGCGCCGTTTTTCTACGCGGAGTTTGATAACTCGATGGCGAATACCGCGACCGCAGTACAGCGCACACTGCTGATCGGGCAGATGCTGTCAACGGCGACGGCAACGCCAGGCATCCCGCAGAAAGTTTCGTCTGAATCGGCGGTAGCAGGCATCTGCGGCAATGGCTCCATGTTGCACAACATGATGGCGGCGTATCTGGCCAACGACATTTCTGCGGAAATATGGATCCTGCCGTTATCGGATGGCTCCACAGGAACCGCAGCGGCCGGCGGTAAATTACAGGTGCTGACAGCGGCGGCTGCGACCGGCGTTTTGTCGCTCTACATTGCCGGTATGCGCGTTCAGCTCACGGTCGTCAGTACTGATGATAAGGTTGCCGTGGCCGCGGCAATTGCAGCAGCGATCAACGGTCAAAGCAAGCTGCCGGTTACTGCTGTCGTGGATACTACAGCCACTGATACGGTGAACCTGACGGCTAAAAATAAAGGTGCTCACGGTAACAGCATCGATATTCGCCTAAATTATCAGGGTGCTGCCGGCGGTGAGGAAACCCCGCAGGGCATGGAATTGAAGATCACGGCAATGGCCGGCGGTGCCGGTGCGCCGTCTCTGACTGATCCGCTGGGTAATCTGCAAGATCGCGCATTTGACTTCATCGTCAACCCCTACACGGACACCACGTCGCTGGATGCCGTGAAAGAGTTCCTGTCAGATGCTACCGGCCGTTGGTCTTACGCTCAGCAGCTCTATGGTCATTCATTCGGCGTGCTGGTGGGCACGTATGGTTCCTTGTCCGCCGCCGGCGAAGCACGCAATAACCAGCATGAGACGCTGCTGGGGATCAATGGCTCACCGACGCCCGCTTATCTTTGGGCGGCCGCGTTGACCGGGGCGATTGCGCCGAGTCTGCGGAACGATCCGGGCCGTCCAACGCAGACGTTGACGATCAGTGGCGTACTGGCTCCGCCGCTGGAATCCCGCTTCATGCTGACCGAGCGCAATAATCTGCTGTACAGCGGTATCTCAACGTTTACGGTCGCTGATGATGGTTCTGTGCAGGTTGAAAAGACCATCACCACGTACCAAAAGAACAAGTTCGGCGATGCAGATGACAGCTACCTGAACATTGAAACGCTCTATCTGCTGATGTTCGTGACCCGTTTCCTGCGCACGCAAATCACTTCCAAGTTCGGCCGCATGAAGCTGGCCAACGACGGCACCCGTTTTGCACCAGGCTCCGCGATTGTGACGCCCAACGTGATCCGCGCGGAGCTGATCGCGCAGTATCGCACGCTGGAATATAACGGCTATGTGCAGGATGCCGCGGCATTTGCGCAGACGTTGCTGGTGGAGCGTAACAGCAGCAATACCAAGCGGATCGATGTGCTGTGGACAGGCACGCTGATCGACCAACTGGAAATTTTCGCACTACTCAATCAATGGCGACGCGCGCAGACCGCGGCCTAAGGGGGATTCATGGGAGATACAACTAACCGCCTGGCCGGTACCGCGTACGTGACCATCGACGGTGTAACGGTCATGGTAGCCGGCCAGTTCAAATATAGCCCCGGTAAAGTGGAGCGCTCCACGTTGACCGGGATGGATACGGTGCACGGTTACAAAGAAAAGCCGCGGGCGCCGTTTATTTCCTACCAGGCGCGTGACAGCGGCGGAACGTCGATCGCTAAAATCAACGATTCCACCAATGTCACGGTGGTTGTTGAGCTGGCCAACGGTAAAACGGTGATCGGCGAAAACATGTGGTCCGTGAATACGCAGGATGTTGATAGCGAAGAAGCGGTGTTTGATGTTCGCTGGGAAGGCGGATCGGTAACGGAGTATTGATATGGCTGCTGTGCTTGATAAAACCAAAACGATCGTACTCAGCAAAGCGCTGGAGATGGCCAACATCCGCTACGAGAGCCTCGAACTGAAAGAACCCGCTCTGGCTGAGGTTGAGCAGTTCTATGAAATGCAGCGCAGCAAGAATGGCATGGCGGCCATGAAGCTGCTGCTGGCGTTGAATTCCGGCGTAACTGAAAAAGTGTTGAGTGGCATGGCTTACACCGATTACAGAAAGTGTGAGGACTACTTGATGTCTTTTTTGACCTTCGATCCCTCGGTGGATGGCAGCAACTAGCTGCTGAGGTGACGAAGTATTACGGGTGGGGGCCGCAGGATGCGTGGTCCCTGACCCGTACCCGGTTGGATTTTTGGGCCGATCAGGCCCGTCGGATAGAAAAGCTTAAGGCGGGCAAGTAATGGCCAATTCATTCGACTTTGAGCTGACGGCAAATGATGAGGCGTCAGCTGCAATTCTGCGGATTGAGGAAATTGTAAAGCACCTCAATCCGCTGTTGGACAGAACGCGAGACGCGTTGGCGTTGGGCGGTCAGGAGTCCAGAGATAACCTTGACGATTTGGGCAGCCGTTTTGATGTGCTGGCTAAAAATGCCAGAAGCGGCGTCCAGTTCATCGGCGATTTGGTCCCGCCGCTTAAAATGGTCGGTGGATTAACCCTCGGACTGGGTGGCGCTGCAGCGGTCGTCAATGTTGTTAAAAACAACCTGACCAATTTTGCCAACGCCGGCTACCGGATCGATACTGTTGCAAAAAACGTCAGCATGACGGCGGACGCGTTTCAGGAACTGACTGGTGCCATGATTGAAAACGGCAGCGCGCGTGAGGCTGCGGAAGGTTCGGTCAGTGAGTTGTTTGAAAAGGCGAATGATGCTGTACACGGCCGTAATGATGGCTTTCTCGCATTGCTGAAACAGCGGGGAATAGGGATCAGTGAAACCAAGGATGGCCTCGCCGATGTAGGCAAGCTGATTAACGACCTCAACCGCGCCATGCAATCACTCCCTGCTGGGCAGCAGGCGCTGTTTGCCAACAAATTGGGCCTTTCGCCCGATCTTCTCAGCTATCTGCGCAACACGACCAGTGAAGTTCAACGGCTCAAGGATCAGGCCCGCCGGGATGGCCTGATATTTACCGAGAAGGATCTGCAGAATGCCCTGGCGTTCAAGCAGCAGCTGAACCAGATAGGTGCTGCCTACGACGGCATGCTGATGAAAGGGCAGGCCTGGCTGGGCCAGTCGGAAACCTTGACCGCTTCGGTAGACCAACTCAAGCAGGTCGTCACCAATGGTCTTGACAGTACGGCTATCGGTTCGATCCTGACGTTTAACAGCGGCGGGAAACAGGCCGATGTTTTGCGGCAGGCTCAAGGCGATGAGAAATTTAAAGACACGCTGTCATGGAAAGAGAAGCTGGATTTAAAACTGGGCTATGCGTCAGAAGATCTCATCAAGAAACTGAACGGCTATTATAAGCCCATATGGCGCGCCGACCAGCTGAGAGACGATACCGAGAAAATTTCAGGTTACCCGGCGCCTGCTGAAAATGGGGCGATGTTGCCGTATGGCCAGCCGGGTAATAATGCACTCGGGCTGCGCAACAATAATCCGGGCAATCTGCGTTCAGCACCGAATACGACTGGCCGAAACGGCGGCTTTGTCACGTTCGAAAATCCCAATGATGGGCTGGCGGCGCTTTCTCGACAGCTGATGCTGTTCGGCGATCGCGGTAAAAACACGTTGAACAGCATCATCCCGACGTATGCGCCATCCAGTGAAAACAACACGCAGGCCTATATTGATGCCCTGACTAAACAGACCGGTTTTAATCCCGCGGAACCGCTCGACCTTCATTCACCGGCGGTGCTTGAAAAGCTTATCCCGGCCATCATCAAGCATGAAAATGGTGCCCAGCCATACAGCCGCGATCAAATTTTCAGGGGGATCAGCGATTCGGTCTTTGATCCTCGCTGGTCTGGCTTGCGTGACCAGAACAATCTTTACGGGCAGCGTGCATCTGGTTTGTTCGAACTCTCTGAGCAGGGGCAGTCATTACCGCCGCCAACGCAAAAGGATTCGTCAACGCAAGCCTCACTGTTTGCGCCGAATGATCAGCGAGAGCAAGCCATTGGTCAGATCTCGGATGCCATGTCTAAGGCAATCGACGAGAACAAATTCCAACTGGAAATTACACTGGTCAATCCGCAGACAGGTGAGCGCCGCAAGGTTCAAGCTGATGGCGGCGGCCGCGTGGCCTTGTCAATGCAATCAATATCATAACCTACGTGATTGCAGGTTATGATTTTAGGTTCTATCGTGGGCGTTCCTCATCTCCTTTTGATAGGCATTTGGGTGCTAACTCCCAAGCTTCATCTTTTGTGCTGACTTGACAGAGGTTTTTACCGTTATTATTAACGAGGAATTTAGGGAAATATGCTCCTTTTTCATCATGACTTATTTTTTCTACGACAATACATGAAGGGCACTTTTCGGAATTTGCTAATGCAATGAAATTCCCATCTGTTATAAATTTCTCTTTTTAAGGGGGAGTGGTCATTTTTGATTTTTGTATTGGAACGCTGAATGCGTGTATGGCGTCACTAGTGGTCCATGCCATTGTTGAAAAATAGACAACTCCATTTTCTTTGTCGTATGAGTCTAATCTCATGTTTTCTAGCGTTTGTTTTGGTTCGAATTCTTTTGGGTTGTTAAAAAGCAGCTTAACTTTATTCGGTTCTCCTTTTGAATCTTCATAAACTCCATACAATACGCTATTTCCGTTTTGTTCATTGTATGTGGTCACGAAGAAGAATTCTTCATCATCTAGCTTTATAACTGAGGTGAGTTTTGCGCCATCAGATTCTGTAATCCAGCTTGTAACGTTTCTACCACTGAAACAGGCTTTTTCTGGAGTGTTTCTCGAATTGGTTATAATTGGGAAGGTAAAACTTTTATATCCCATATTGTAACTATTTTCACAAGTACTTGAGTGCGCATATAACGGTATTAATGATAGAGAAAACATCATTTTACATATCGTATTCATCTGTCAGTTCCCTTTTTATCAGAGTCCATAGCATTTTATGGAGAAAGCATGGCACTAATCAATGACGCGTTATCCTCCTTGCTGGGAAGTGGTGATGGCTGGGACTGGTTTGAGCATATTCACCCGGCATCATTTCGCGGCGTTCCTTTCGCGGTAGTCAGTGCCGAAGGCGTATTTGGCCGGCGCCAGGCCGTGCATGAATACCCTTATCGCAACACCGCCTGGGTGGAAGACCTGGGGCGTGGTACGCGCAAATTAACGATCAGGGGGTTCATCGTCCATAACAGCCTGGCGTATGACGCACCTGACGTGATAACGCAGCGTGATTCGCTGGTGGCTGCGTGCGAGACGGAAGGGCCCGGAACGTTGATACATCCGACGCTTGGGGAGCTTACCGTAAGTGTGCCCGATGGCGGTTTGCGGGTACTAGAGAGCGTGGATAACGGCCGTTCCTTCGAGTTTACCCTGACGGTCATTGAGTCCGGCTTAAAGGTATTTGCGATCACCGGCAGTACTCAGGCGGCATCACTGGTTCAGCAAAACTGGTTACGAACCGGCCTGATCGCGGCTACAAAATTTATTGCCACGGTTAAAAGTGAGATCCGCAGTGTAACCCAGGCCATCAAGACGTTGCGCAATACCGCTGCGTTTTGGGGAAACATGGTGAAAAGCACCGCAAATGAGGTCACTAATCTCAGTAATGTCCTGAAATCGACTTTCGGTAGCGCCCGCTATGGGCGATACAACAAAGGTACCGTGGGGGGAGGCGTTTCGGGATCAACCGGTGCAGTAAATCGAACGGCAGATACCGACAATTATGCCGGATTGGTTAACCAAAAAATGGCGCAAGCGGTAACAGGACGCGCCGAATTATTGGCGCTCACGGCCACATTTGAGGGCGTAGCCTCGGTTGATGCCTTCCCCGTTGATGCCAGGGCCATCATTGATGCGGTTATTTCGTTCAGCGGCAGTGTAGAAGAAAAAATCCGCATGCTGGAAACGTTGGCCTCGTATCGAAACACCACGTTTTACACCACCTCGGGTGAAAATGCGGTAGCCAATGGCGCCACTATCCTGCTCTGTGTACTGTCCGCCGGCGCACTGGCAGCGACCGCCGCCAATTATGAGCCATCAAGCTATGACGATGCCATTTTGATGCTTAATCGCGTCTGCGACACGCTGGATGAGGTGCTGTTGATGGCGGCGGATGCCGGGGACGACGACGATTATCTGAACCTGTTGCAAACCCGCGATGCGCTGGTCAACGCCTACAGCCAGAAAGGCGCCGTTCTTAGTTCACTGACCCAGGTTGTTATGCCCACATCGTTACCGGCGTTGGTGCTGGCCAACCGCATGTATCAGGATGGTGCTCGGGGTGATGAACTGGTTCAGTCTGTCGGGCCGCGCCATCCGGCATTCATGCCCACCAAATTTAAAGCGCTGAGAAAATGAAAGATGAACTGATTTTGACAGCCGGCGGTAAGCGAATTTCCGGCTGGGATTCTGTTCGCGTTACGCGAGGCATTGAGCGGTTGCCATCGGATTTCGACCTGTCGTTGATGGACTACTACCCCGGCAACGATGAAAAGCAGCTGGTGCTGCCCGGAGACAGCTGCACGGTGCATCTGGGGGATGATCTGGTCATGACCGGATATGTCGATCGCTGGAATCCGGTGATTGGCAAAGAGCGCCATGAAGTTCGCGCTACGGGCCGGAGTAAATGCCAGGATCTGGTGGATTGTTCAGCTGAATGGCCTAACAACGTGATCAGCCAGGCTAATGCCCTGCAGATAGCGCAAAAGCTGGCGGCGCCATACGGTATCACTGTCAGCAGCGACGTGAATGACATGACGACGGTTCCCCAATTTACCCTGAACTGGGGGGAGTCTTCGCAAGAAGTGATCGACCGGATCACCCGTTGGGCTGCACTACTGTATTACGACAAGCCCGATGGCAGTCTTTTCCTTACCCGCGTCGGAACCGCCAAGGCGGCCAGCGGCGTGGCGCAAGGGGAAAATATCGAGACGGCATCTTTCATGTCATCGATGGACGAACGGTTTTCCGATTATGTCGGGGTATCGATGTCGATGACGCCGGCGATTGAGTTGTCCCCGGATAGCGGCTATTCCGCCGTTACCCTGGCGCGCGCGCAGGATCCGGAAGTCGTCAAAATGCGCTACCGCAATCGGATTGTCATCGTAGAGAGCACGATGAACTCTCACGGTCAGGCGCAAAACTGCATCGACTGGGAGATGAACCGGCGATATGGCCGTTCACGACGCCTGCAGGTGGAGATCGATAGCTGGCGAGACAAGGACGGAAAACTGTGGGAGCCGAATACGCTGATCCCCATCAATATTCCTGTTTTTGGGCTCCATAACGTGCAGTGGCTTCTGGCGGAGGTCACCTTTACCCGTGACGAGCGGGGCACGCGGGCCAATCTCATCATGATGCCGAAAGAAGCATTTGCCGTACAACCCTACCAATTCTATAGCCAGGTGCAGGAGCTAAATCGATGAATGACGGCATGTTGAGGCAGCTTGGGCGCCGGGTGGCCATGATGATCGGCCTGGGCAAGATCACCGGGTACGGCGATGCCGGCGGCATTCAAAAACTACAGTATCAGACGCCACTGGAGGTGAGGGGGGGCACCCCGCGGATGGCGGAGTTTGGGTTTTCATCCGGTCTCCCGGTGGGTACGGATGTGGTGCTGGCGTATCTGGGGGGTGATCGTTCCAGCGCAGTGATCGTGGCAAGTAACAATCAGCAATACCGGCAATCGGGTTTAAAAAGCGGCGAAACGCTGATTTACAACCAGTGGGGAATGTTCGTAAAACTCACGGAAAACGGCATTGAGGTCGAAGCGAAAGGGAAGCCGGTCACAGTGGCCAATGCGACCACGGTGACCGTCACGGCCACCGAGAAAATCAGGCTTGAAACACCACGTTTGGAAGTGACCGGCGACGTGATCGACAACTGCGACAGCAATGGCGCCACGCTGAAAGCCTTACGCGATGCCCATAACGATCACGACCATATCGTGAAAAATGTCCAGAGCGGCAACGATGATAAAACCAGCGAGAAACCGGGGGAGATCGTCGAATGAGTGATATCAGCTCTTTTTGGGACATTGAACGGCTGGTGGCTGAGTGGCGTGAGGGAAACGGCGATCTGATCAATGGCGATGACCTGCAGACAGCGATGATTATCAGTCTGTTCACCGACCGTGTTGCCCGTGATGACGATGATATAGACGGAGAAGACCGACGCGGCTGGTGGGGGGATATGGGGGAGGAGCATAACATCGGCTCCCGCCTTTGGTTGTTGCGCCGTCAGAAATTGACCCTGGCAGTTGCTCAAAAAGCGGAAGACTATGCCCGCGAGGCATTGCAGTGGCTGATCTCTGATGGTGTGGTGTCGTCGTTCACGATAGCAACCCAGATCGTTTATCCCCGCCGGCTAAATATGGTCATTCGCTATCAGCGTCCGGGTAACGGTGACCGCACGGACATGCGATTTTTTTGGGTTTGGGAGCAATAAATTATGCCTTTCAATCGGCCGACACTCACCGAACTGCGTGAGAAAAATCGGACACAGCTTCAGGCTGAACTGAGAAAGACCGGTGCGCTGTTGCGCTATTCCAACATGCGTGTTTTGGCGGATGCTGACGCCGGCCTCGCCCATTTACATTACGGTTACCTGGATTATATCGCGCTGCAGTCCACCCCTTTTAATGCCACTGATGAATGGCTATCTGGATGGGCTGGCCTTAAAAGTGTCTACCAAAACCCGGCCAATCCGGCATCCACACCTTCTTATGAATTTAGCGGAACTGCGGGCGCTCCTGTCAACAAAGGTGCCGTGTTGCGCCGTGGTGATGGTTATCTCTACCGGCTTGAGGAGAGCGTAACGATCGGGGCAAATGGGAAAGGTGTCGGCAAGCTCACTGCAATACTGCCCGATATTATCGACGACCCGACAGGGGGCGGTATTGACGGCAATGCGGATGCCGGAACGACCCTGACACTGGATGTTTCTCTACCAGGCATTGATGCCAGCGGCGTAATGCTCGAGCCCGCAACCGGCGGAGCAGATATAGAGACACAGGAAAGCTTCCGCGCTCGTATGCTGCTGGCATATCAAAACCCGCCTCAGGGTGGCAGCGACACAGATTACGAGCAGTGGGCGCTGTCGGTACCCGGTGTTACCCGTTGTTGGGTAAAACGGCGTCTTATGGGGGCCGGTACGGTTGGGGTGTACATCATGTGCGATGGAAACGACGAAACCAATCACGGTTTTCCTGTAGGAACTGACGGTATTTCCCAACTGGATGACTGGGGCGCACAGAAGGCCACTGGAGATCAGGGGCGTGTGGCTGATTACATCTACCCACGTGCGCCAGTCACTGCGCTGGTATACGTTTGTTCGCCAGTGGCCAAGACAGTGGATTTTGAGATCAGCGGCATTTCACATGTTGGCAGCGACATTACTGCGGCCATTGCTGCAGCTATCGACAATGTTTTTTTTGAAGGTGGAACACCGGCCGGCAATGGGAGAATTTTCCTCTCTGACCTGAACAGGGCAATCGGGGACATTGAAGGAACAGCCGGATTTATCCTTGTTTCCCCATCAGTAAATATCGATCTTGGGGTAGGGCAGCTACCTGTTCGTGGTGAGGTGAACTACACATGAGCCAGTTTACCGCAGAGGAATATCAACGGGCTCTGCAGTCGCTAATTCCGACCGGGTTAGCGTGGCCACGCGACCCAGGAGGCGTTCAGGCCGCGGTCATTCGCGCGCTGGGCGCTGGTTTTCAGCGTAGCGATAACGATGCGATAGCGTTGCTTGTAGGCGCATTCCCAGAAACCGCCACCATCATGCTGACTGAATGGGAAAAAACGCTCGGTTTGCCGGATGACTGTTCGATCGGAGAGGTTGACACGATAGCGAAACGCCAGGCGGCAGTGGTGTCAAAATTTATCAGCACAGGCGGGCAGTCTCGCACCTATTTTATCAGTATCGCCAGAGCGCTCGGTTACAACATCACGATCAAGGAATACCGCCAGGCGCGCGCCGGACTTTCTGTCTGTGGCGACGGGTTAAATGGTGACGACTGGCCATTTGTGTGGCTGGTTGAGGCAGAGGAAACGACGATCACCTACGCGCGTGCGGGAATTAGCTACTGCGGCGACCCGCTGCGCTCTTGGGGCAACCGTCAGCTTGAATGTCGTATGAATGCCCTGGCACCGTCCCACACCATCGTGAAGTTCGGTTACATCAATTTCGGCTTTAACGACGAAGGTGTTTATAACGTGACACCTGAGTTTGCCGAAATATTCGATATAGCCTCAGGCAATATTTAAAGACTATTTAATCATCATTATTAATCGTTTAATCAGCGAGGATTTGTCATGCAAAAAGTTGGTAGTGTTACAGAGACAGCAGACCAAAATGCAGAGTTTACGAATGGGAACGTTGCCCAAGGGGTGCCACCAACCATATTAGAATCGGCAATTTTTAATACGTGGCAGCGTGAAATGTGTAATGTAGTGGTGGGGAGCGGCCTTTCTCTCGATCCTGCTGATGATGGCCAACTGCTAAAGGCAATAAAAAAAACGAATAAAGATCAGTCTCCAGCATCACTTTCTACTTTTGGATATCAGAAACTTCCATCAGGTTTAATAATTCAATGGGGTGGTGATATTGCTGATGCAGATGGTAGTAAGAGAGTTAATTACCCTATTCCATTTACAACTACAGTTTTTCAAGTGATAGTTTCTCCTACAAACAAATATAACAACGATTCCTTTGTAATAGCCAATATTGATAATACTAATTATCAGAATTCATATTTCGATATGGTTAGCTACATATTCGACATGAGCACAAATACAGGTAGAAAGGATCAAAATGGATTTACTTGGATTGCTATTGGTGTATAGCAGGGTTAACCCTGCTTGATGGATTTAGACGCGGTGGAGTTAAGACTTTCTCGGATGTATCCTTGAGCCTTAACTTCGAAGTATTTATGTGTAAGCAGGCTTAATGGAATTAATATAGCCATAAATATTGTTATCGACATGGGAGTGTAGAATATATCATTCCCATACCCTAATGCATTGGCACATAGCACAAATGTGATCTGCAATGGAAAGTGAATAAGATATGATGAGTAACTCATATCCCCAATCCAGTTAAATCTAGAAAGAAAAGCGTTAAGAGATGGGATTATGCTTGATGTGGTTAAAAACAAAATCAATGATGAGAAACCAAATCCAGTAACTATGAGGGTGTTTGAAATGTCAAACTTAATGATGAAAAACCATACTATAAATAAATAACCAAGTGCAATAAAAATTGACTTGCTGCCAAGTTTTCTTATCAAAGTACATGCTAGTATATATGTTGCTCCACCACAAAAAAAAGAGAACACGCCTATTCCAATTTTATAGTTCATTAAAAGGATAGCTTGCCCGATAAAAATAAATATGGGTATTAAATACAATCCTCTATTTTTAAATGAACATGCTATAAAGAAGATGCAATACAGCATCATTTCAATTGAAACAGACCAGACGGGTGCATTGAATGACCATCCATGTTCAAATCCCCATGCCGGAATCATTAATATGTTAAGAGTTGCGTGGTAGAGATCATTTTGCTGATAGACAAAATATGAGCCATGATGTTCTTTGTATAGAAATTGAAGTGCGAGCACAACAATGAATGTTATAAAGTATAGAGGATATAACCTGCTAAATCTATTTGTGATAAATTCCTTTACTTTAATTTCTTTTTTGGATATCAAGTCTGAATATAGCCAGTAGAAAATAAAACCGGATATGCAGAAGAAAAGCTCAACGGCGGCATCTCCATGCTTATATAAAATCGTAAGTGAGTTATAGAATGGTTGATTTTCAAAAACCACATCTTTCGCCGAGTCACCGACGTAAAAAAAATGCTGCCAATGCCAAAATACGACGGCAAGAGCAGCCAAACCCCTCAGCACATCTAATGAGTGTATTTTATTAGGTAGTGTAGTTTTCATTTTATTATTGCGCCAATGTCTTTCATTTTATTAACAACACGGGATAACTCATCTTCACTGAGTGTCAGTTGAGCGGACATAAAAAATAAAATATGTGGAGACATGGCTCGTGGTTCTGTACCTCCGGTGTATTTTCGCCACTGGCTATTACTGGCCACCCCAGCGAGTTCAGCCATTTGAGTTCCTGTATATCCAAGATGTGATTTTAATTTTTCTAATTCATTTGGGCTGGGAGGGGTATATTCATTTATTAATCGCATTTTAAATTCTTCTGAATCCACTTGGATGGTTTTTCCGAATATTTTTAAATTAATTCTAGCCCCTACGGTGCTAGTCGTCAATGTTAAATTACCATCAGGACATTTTATGGCAGAAAGATATAACACCGGAAACCCGAGGCCCTCGAACAGCATGAAGGACCTGAATGATAACGCCCTTGCCTATGATGACTTTTTAAACAGTAATGAGGATCAGGCGTTTGACCGGTTTCAGAAACCATTCCCTACAGTACGCCGGCAGGTTGCTGACCGTATCGATGAGATAACCGAAGCCCAAAAGAGTATTGAGCAGTATACGGATGAGGCTAAGCAGGCGGCAGAAAACGCACAGAACATCGCAGACGCCAACACCTACTACACATCACCAACAGACCCTGACGGCACGATTGCGGGTATTGCCGGCACTCCTGACGGAAAAATATTCCGCGTCGCAATTAACGACGACTCAGGTGTAACGGTAATTTTTAAATACTATAAAAACGCTGCTGGAACAGCTGAATATATCAATGCTGAGGCTAGTGCCCGTCTTATATATCAGATGGAGCAGGCGGTAAATTACATGAAGCTGATTTCGCCACAAGGGCAATCAAACACCCTTAGTGGTTATCAGGTGATGGTTACTGACTTCACAGGGAAAAACGGCCTGTTTGGCGTTAATGATAATGGTGGGTTTGAGGTTTTAGGCATTGATGGGGATTTGCAAGACTATTTGACTAATTTAGTTTCTGCGTCGTTCTCCAGCAAAATATCAGGCTATCAAGTTGTTATTTTTGCTCAGGATTTGAAGTCGGTTATTTTCGCTATTGATGATAATGGCGGGCTTTGGCTTCCTGGTCTTGATGAGCCTGTACAAGATGCTATCGGCGCCAGCGGTCCCTCATTTGTGCGTCCATATAACGGTGTTCCTGCGCTATTTGCTGACAAAACAGCAGACGTCCCGCTGTGGCATCGTGCGCCAGTTGTAACCGCGACACCTATCACTCGTGATGGAGTGAGCTTCATGTATGACGAGATTGGAACGCTCAGATCTGGGTTAATGCCAATCCGCTGGCCAGCAAACGAGGTTTACGCACAACCGCGAGAGATTCCCTCTGCGGGACGTGAAATGCATTTTTTCGCCGGTCGCGGGCAGTCATTGCGTGTCGGCGGGGGAACCCGAGTATCGTCGTTTAATACCATCTACGCTGGTCATCTACTGACATTCTCCGGCGCTGGTCAAGACAGAGGCGCGCAGGTTCCAATAGATGGCCCAGTGACTGATGAAACTCTGGCGGGTTTCACTGACGCACAGCCGTTGTCTACCCGTCAGAACTGCCAGTCCCCGGCGCTGTATCGCATCGCTAGGCGCCATACTGAGCGCGGTGTGGCTCCAGCAGATATCCCGATCATGGTCACGCGGATGGACGCCAAATCAGGTACGGGTTATGCGGGACTGAAAAAAGGCACGCAGCCATACATTGACGGGCTCACATCCTGCCAGGCGTTTGTGAATCGAGCGAAGGCTATTGGCAAAATCCCGATCGTTAAACTTGTAGGTATCACGCACGGCGAAGACGATGCGGGAAGCGGAACAGTCACTAAATTCGGCGATTATAAAGCGATGTTGCAGGAATGGGTTACTGACACTAACGCAGATCTGAAAGCCATTACCGGCCAGACATCAACAATAATTTGGGATGTAGATCAAATGGGCGGGTGGATTCGGACGGTGTGGGAGCCAACTGGGCGAACGGTATACGGTGATATTGTATCGATCGATCAATGGGAGTTTATGCTCTCCCGTTCCGACGTGATTATGAGCTGCCCGAAATTCCCGCTTAACCGGATGTTTCCAAGTGATTTCCAGCATTTGACAAACGTCGGCTATGCTGTGCTGGGGGAATATCAAGGGCAGGCTGAGGATTTCACGATCTACGACCCGGCAGGTTCCCGCTGGAAGCCCGTTCAGCCTGAGACCATTACCAAAGTTAACGAAAACACGTTCGATATTGGATTCCATTCACCATTCGGCGGCGCGCTGCGTTTCAATACGTCGATCGGTAGTGCTCCTAACAGCGGAATCGATCTGGGCTTGGCGTCTACATCCGTCACTTCAGTAACACAGACTGCCGATAAGACATTCCGTGTCGTTACTGGTGCGGCTCCTGCTGCCAATGACTGGTTCCGATTTGGCTTTAATGCAAATGACCCCAGAACGATCAATGGCGTCACTTTCATTCATCCGCTGGTCAACATCAGCGATGACTCTCAGATAGCGAGTGAGAACGTATCAGGCCTGAAGTTGGTCAATTGGTGCGTAGGCTCTCGAATTTTTATCCCCGCATAAGGATTGAACGAACCATGCCTGGATTACCACTTAACACAATGAAGCCATATTCCGGAACGCGTAAAGCGATTGACCTTTCAAACGCGTATTTAGATCCTGATAAATTATTTACTGCTCATAAAAATAGAGTCGTTGCGGACGGCGGTACGATTTTGAATGAGACATCATGCAAGAACGAGATTGCATTTATTATCAACATGGGGCTGTGGGATAATATGGCCTCTGTTGCATCGCCAGAATGGGGCATTAAGCAAGACAGTTCTGGCAATATTTTGAAAATGTATGGACTAGGTAACACCCCGGATTATACAGCAATGCAATTTGGAACAGCACTGCACCCGGTAACGCTGGACACAACGCGAGAAATTCCGTTAGCGATTATAAAAATGGATGGCGGAGGCAGTCAGCTGGTGAGCGGGGCAGTTGTTCTTCAGGGACATGCATCGTTGCCGTATGCTGTTTCTGTTCGTGGCATAGATTTTGATACTACTGATAATCAGGGCATAGCAGTACGATTTAATGGGCCAGTATACCCACATTTCTATTACTGGTGTGTATATCGACAAGCCCAAAAATGGCAATGGTTCTACTCATGTGATCGTGATAATCCTCCAACTGGTGTAAATGGCGGTGCTAGTGCCGGTAAATTGTGGGACGGTACAATAGGCAGATCAAGCGCACTTGTCAGCTCAGCAGATGGGCAGTTGCGCGCGTACGATAACGGTTCATTATTTGCTACGTCATCAACGCCGCCTCCGCCAAATATCTCGGGGATAACAGGAACGATCACGTTGGGCACGCGCTATGCTAATGAGCAAACTATCGCTGGTGCGGCGTATGGCGGGATTGGTCGTGTGCGGGTGTTCTCAATCTGCAACGACGCTGCAGCCTCACAAATCTCAGCTCGCGCGTAGTGTAATACTTGCCGGGAGGGAACCCGGCTATTTGTAGAGCGTGGAAAAGTCGAATGCGATCGCCGCATCAACGGCCTTGCCCTCTGTTTCGAATGGCGTTTCTGCGACGAGTGGCCAGCGCCCTTTATGCCAAACATAAAGCCAGTGCTGCTGCTCTTCGTCTTCGCGTATCGCGAACATCGGAGGACTGTTTTGCTGCGGTTCTGGGTATCTGTCGTTTTCGTTGAGAATGAAGATCTGCCGCCCGGCTAGGGTGATGCTACCCAT